GGTAGACCTCCCAATGCTCGGCGGTGAGCTTGGCCTCGGGTTGCGGCTCGTCGGCGATGCTGATGTCTAATTTGCCGCTGCCAAGGTCCTTGACGATGACGCGCTCGGTGAGTTGCAGCTTGATGCTGAGGTCGACCTTGTCGTGGTCGATGATGTCGGCCTCATAGGTGATGCCGCTTTGGCGCTTGTCGACGTTGTCGAGCAGCTCGGACTGGTGGACACGCAGCCAGATCAGGATAGCCACCCATACGACGAGCGGATCACCGGCGAAGTCGGTGAGGATCAGGTTGAGCGTGTACGCAGTTTCATAGCTAAGGCCGGGCGCGTAGGTGCTGTGCAGAGCGCCGGCGTCGATGAAGACCAGTAACCGCTCGGGATCGCGAGCGAGATCCGGCAGCGCGGCCACGAGGGCGGCGCGCAGGCTGGCGGGTTTCTTCATGGCCTGGCGCCGGACGCGGTGTTGATGCGTACCCAGTCCTGCAGCGCGGTCAGCTGAGCGGCGGCGACGTGACAGGTGGTGTAGTTGTCGACGACGGTGCCGGCGACGGCAGAGAGTGCAAGGCTGCTGGGCTGCGCATCAGCAGCGCCGGGGGCTCCGGGCAATACGCCCGCGGCGGCGGCGTCGTGCACGCGGGCAAAGCCAACAGGCACGACGCAACGAGCATCCGCGTGGGCAGTGACATAGACGGGGATCTCCTTGGTGAGTGTGACGCCGACGTCGTGCACGACCTGCACGCGATCGACGTACTGCACAACGATGTGGTCGCCGGCTTGTTTCTGCGCGAGCTGGCTCTGCGCAGAGCGCTCGCCGGCCTCGGCGCCAGTGGCGCGCGCTTCGGCGGTGGCGATGCGGTGGTGGGTGATCCACCCGTAGAGACACAACGCGGCGACCAGCGCGACGCCGAACAGGATCTGGCGCAGCAGCGTCATGCGGCCTCCGCTGTCGTGCTGAGCGCGGCGCTGTGGCGCGCGTAGGCGCTGGCCAGCTTGGCGTCATAGAGATTTGCCGCGTAGGCCGGGCCGTTGTAGAGCTTGGCGAAGGCGGCCCACCGGCGCGCGCGCAAGGCCTTGAGCAGATCCGCATCCAACTGGACGAAGCGGACGAAGGCGACCAGGTGCTCACTCTCGCCCTTGGCGAAGGCGGCGGCCATCGCGATCGCACTGGCGTAACCGAGTGAGGTCGCGTGGTAGCCCATGATCTGGAAGCGGCCCCAGCTGCAGGCGGCAGTGGCGGCCTCCGGATGAATGGTGACGGCCTGCGCCAGGCGTGCGTATTCCGCGGCACCGCCGACATAGCCGCCGCGCTGCTGCGAGAGGATCGACGCCGGTAGTACGACGGCGGTCGGATCAATGCCTGCCACCACCAGCTGATCCCAGAACACATGCCGCTCGAACAGGATCACCACGCGACCATCGGGTAAGAAACCACCGCGCGGACTTTCGACTTCGATCACGGCGTTGATGGCGGCCGACTCGCAATCGAGTGTGGCGGCAGCGGCAATGATGTCGTTCTGGGTGAGTGCCAGCGGGTCGATGGTGCCGGTCAATGCCGCTTGTGTGCGTGGGCCAGCGATGCCGTCGACGACTTGGCCATGACTACGCTGAAACGCGCGTACTGCCACCTCGGTCGCGGCGCCATACCAGCCGTCGATGGCGAGCGGCTGACCCGCGCGGACCAGCCGCGTCTGCAACACGGTGACGTCGCTGCCGTGGTCACCGACGCGCAGGCTGTTGGGGTTGTTCATCGTGGTTCGTCCGTAGGATGGCGGCGACGTTGCCGCGGGCGGTGAGGCTGAGCACGCACAGCACCAGGGCAATGCCGATATCGCCGAGGTGGATGTCACCGGGTGGGTACTGGCCCAGCACGATGCCGAGCGCCGTGCTGCCGGTGGAGACGATCAGCAGCCAGGCAGCGATGCTGACGATCGGCCGGTAGCGGGCGCCCTCGCGGCGATAGAGGAAAAGGCGCACGCCGGTGATGGCGTTGGTGACGAACAGCAGCAAGGCAATCAGGTGATCCATTACGGACCTCCGCGGCGCAGCAGGTTGCTGATCCACGCCGTGAGGTCGATCGTCTTGATGCGCTCGATCAGCTGGACGGTGAGGGCAATGACGATGGCGGCGGCGATGAACGATGCAACGCCGGATTCCTGCAAGGGAATCTGTCGCATGAGCAGCGGTGCAGCGAGGTAACCCATGATCCAGCTGATGCCGAAGTAGGCCAGCCGCGAGCGCATGGACACCTCACGCGCATGCAGCGCCATCAGTGCAGCGCCGGCAAAGGCGCCGATGATGGCGTTGCCGTCGATGCCGGGGATCAGCGTGGCGATGCTGACACCGGTGGCGACGAGGGCGATGGAGCTGGTGGTGGTCGGTTCGGCCATCGGAGTCCCTTGTCAGTGCCAGAGCTGCACCAGCGCGGTCTGCGACTGCGTGGCCTGTACGGTCTCGGGCAGGTTGACGACAGTGCCGAGCGGCAACACGACGCCAAGGTCAGCGAGGCCGGGATTGGCAGCGAGCGCCGCTTCGGTGACGCCCTCGGTGCGGCCCAGCACGCGCCAGCACAACGCGTCCAAGGTCTCGCCCTGGTTGGCGCGCACGATCACAACAACTCCACATCGGCACGTGGCCGGCCGAGGATGTCGCGGATGGCGTAGCGCACGTTGCGGCGGTAGTCGTCGATGGTGGAGTCGAGTGTGTCGGCGTGTTTGTGGCCGGCGTGCGTAGTGTCGACATCGCGGTAGCGCTCGATCAGTTCGGCCTGCGCGCTGGCGTACACCGCGCGGCGATACAGCCGCACCAGGCGCGAGGTGCCGGCGATGATTTTGCTGGGCACCTCGATGAGCGTGGTGCGGCCAAGCGCGACCTGTTGCTGTTGCCAGGCGTCGAGCTGGTCTTCGACGCCAGACATGGCCAGCGCGATGCACTCGGTGAGGCGCTCATTGGTGACGGTGCCATCCACGCGCATCACAGCACGAGCATTGGTGAGGTCGATGGACGGGTACCAGTCGCCCGAACGCAGGGGATCGGGCGCGGTGGTGGGCGCGGTGGCGACGAGACCGGACATCATGACCTCACAGGGGTGTGGCTCGAAATAAGTGCGGCGGTGATCGGTGGCGCATCGGGTGGGAGAGAGGTCACACGATGTCCACCGAGCCGCCGCGGTGCTCGGGGCGAGCTCAGGTGGCGACCGGTTTCGACAGGGCCAGCTGCTTTTGCAGCTTGGTGATCTCCGTCTTGATGCCCAGTCGCGCGTTCAGTTGCAGCGCACGCTGCAGATGGTCGAGTGCCTGCGCGGGCGATGCATCGCGCAGGGCCAGGCCGATGGCCTTGTGGAGTTTGGCGCGCACCTCATCCGGCATGTCGCGCCCGTTGGTTAGTTGGCCCACTTGCAGTAACTGGGATGCGGTGACGTTGCCGCTATCCGCGTTGCCGGCACGTTCGGCGATTTCTTCCACCACCAGGGTGGCTAGGTCGCGCTGGTAATGTTCGGGCAGCTTGAGGTTGTGGGTAAGCATGTGCGTGGCCATGACCAGTGCGCCGTCGATGTCGCCGGTGTCGATGCGCCAGACCATGACGGTGGCGAACACATCGTCCTGCACCGGCTGATCGGCCTGCAGCACGCCGTCGATCCATGCCGCGTACTCCGGCAGGCGCTGGCGCTTGACCTCGATCTTCTGCGCGATCGACTGGATGTTTTTGAGGACGCGCTTATCCTCGGCGAGCTTGGCGAGCATCAGTGCGTACGCACTGCCGGCGGCGACGGCGCCGTGATCGGCGTCGGCGACCACGGTCTGGGACATCGCGGCGGCGATGCGTTGGCGGTGCTGTTGGGCGGGTGATGGCATGGCGGTTCTCTCGCGCGGTGTTCGGCAGGGCACCGTCGGCCGGCGCACCAGCCGACGGGCTTCGCTCTGGGGGAGGGGTTCGGTGATTACGAGACGACGATGTTTTCGACGAACGCCGTTAGCAGGTAGTTCTCGACGACATAGGCGTCGTTGCTGGATTCGTAGTTCTCGATGCGGTCGCGCTTGGCGTTGTCCACCAGTTGCCGGCGACGTGCGCCTTCCTGCGAGTAGATGGACAGGTTGTCGAGCGTGGTGATCAGCATGGCGTTCTTCGGGAAGAACGGCACACGCACCGCCTTGAGGCCGCCGATCTGTTTCTGCGACACGATGATGTCGGTGGCCAGTTCGTTCTCGGCGGTCTGCTGCTGGTTGATGCGCTTGAAGTACTTGTCCTGCAGCAAGTCACGACCGCAGATGACCACCAGCGCGGGGTTGTCGCGCACGGCCTCGGCGATCAGGTTCTCGGTCACATCCGACACCAGGGCGTCGAGGTTCTCGTAGTCCTTGCCGGCACCGATGGTGACCTTGCCGCTGGCCGGGACGACTTCCTTCATCCAGTGCGCGGGTGCATCGGTGCGGATGTGCTCCAGCCAGCCGATGTTGACGTCCTGCAGTAGCGGGTTGGTGACCCGGTTGGTGTTCGCCGCTGCGCTGGTGCCGTGGAAGCCGATCATGATGCGATCGAGCGCCTGCTGGCCGACGACCGCATCGCGGAACATCGTCTGGAAGTTGGGGAACTTGGCCCACGCGTCGATCTTGGAATACTTCAGCGACGTGTCGAAGTTGGTCTTCTTGCAGGTGTAGTCGTTCGGGAAAAGATCAGTCGGATCGGCCGGCGCGCGGTCGGTGGTGTCGGTGTCGGTACGGCTAGCGATGGTGCCGGTGGTCCCCAACGCGAGTTTCTCGCCCCATAGCTCGGTCACCAGAACGACGTTGATCTGCTGAAGGAACGCGCTGGACAACTGGATCTGTTTTTCCAGCGTCTGTTGCACGGTCGGTGCGACGGTGAAGGTCTCGCCCGCCGATGCCACGCCATTGAGCTGGGCGATGCGCTGCGAGAGGGCGGTGAAGGCAAGACGGGTTTCGTTGCGCATGGGTGCTCCGTGGCGTGCAGGCGATGACGTGGGTCGGCGATTCGGAAAGAGACGGTGGAAGCGATTAGCAGTCGGTCTGGCCGACATCACCGCCGCCGGTGGCCGCGGGACGTGGCAGTCCGCCGGGCGCGGCTTCGAGCTGAGTGCGCAAGCTGGCGAAGTCCTGGCGGTGCGTGGCATTGGTCGCTTCGATGGTGTCCAGGCGCACGCTTAGCGTGCTGAACTGATCGGCGAACCGTTGGGTCACCGCGGTATGACTGCTGGCGAACTGCTCCAGCGTGTCGGCCATGCTCTGCATCGCGTCGCCGACGTCGCCCAGCTGGCCGTCGTTGGCTTTGAACTTGGTGCTGATCTTGGCGAGTTTGTCCTTGATCGCCGCGAACAGCGTGCTGGCGCTGATGTCGGACGGCTCGTCTTCCCACTCGATCTCGACAGCATCGGTGGCGGCGGTGAACACGTTGTCCGGATGCTGCTTGCGCGAGGCGAACGGGTTGGCGTCCGGGTGCTGCGCGGCGAAGGTAAGGATCTCGGTGCCGAGGCTGGCGGGGCTGTCGGTGATGCCCAGGCCCGACAGATACGGCAGGCCGGTGTCGGCGAATTTCGGGGTGATCTCGATGCTCGAGTAAATCTTCTGGCGAGCCTTCACCAGGTTGACCATTTCCGGTGTCGGATCGATCTGCGCGTACAGCGCAAGTTTGCCCTTGAGTGGACCGTCGGGAATTTCCTCGGCCTTCACCGCGGTGACGTCGCCGTAGGCCTTGAACGGGCTGTCCGGTGCATAGCCGCGGATGTGCTCGGCGAAGATACGCGCGCCGTAGAGGGTGGGGTTGTAGGTCGCGGCCATGCCCTGAATGGCGCTGCGCTCGATCGCTCGCCCATCGGAGGTCGCACCTTCGACAGCAACGCGGAAAAACTTGGACTTGGCCATGGACGAAACCTCGGGGTGGCGACGCGTTGGGGAGACGCGGCCATCGTCGGCACCGTGCGCGAGCCGGGCAACGCGGGGCCGATGTACCAACGGGCTGGTACATCGCGGCAGGCAATAGTTACGTCGGTGCGCTTGCGACGATGCCGCCATGTTGATGCCTGTCCCCCACGTCGATCAGCGACGCGCCGCGCGCTCCCTGTTTTTTCGGGGATGGCCGGTCACGGACATTGCCGACGAGCTGGGTATCGCGCGCACCACGATCGAGTCGTGGAAGACGCGCGACGCATGGGCCAAGGCGCCGATGATCGAGCGCGCCGAGAGCTGCATCGAGGTGCGGTTCCAGACGCTGATCGAGAAAGAGAAAAAGACCGGCGGCGACTTCAAGGAGATCGATCTGCTCGGTCGGCAGATCGAGCGGCTGGCGCGGGTGCGGCGCTACCAGGCACCGGGCGGCAACGAGGCGGATCTCAATCCCGCCATCGAGGCGCGCAACGCGGGGCCAAAGCGCGCACCGAAGCGCAACGAGTTCACCGAGGAACAGGCGGCAGAGCTACGGCGGCAGTTCCACGAGTCGCTGTTCGCCTATCAGCACAAATGGCGCACCTCGGCGGACGAACGCACGCGCATGATCCTCAAGTCGCGCCAGATCGGCGCGACGTGGTACTTCGCCCGCGAGGCGCTGGACGATGCGATCGCCACCGGGCGCAATCAGATTTTTCTGAGCGCGTCGAAAGCCCAAGCACACATCTTCAAGCAGTACATCCGCCAGTTTGCGTAGGAGGCGGTGGGCATTGACCTGAAGGGTGATCCGATCGTTCTCTGGAACGGCGCACACCTGTATTTCCTCGGTCAGAACGCGCGCACCGCCCAGGGCTATCACGGCAATTTTTATTACGACGAGTTTTTCTGGTCGCAGAATTTCGAGGAAATCAACAAAGTCGCCAGTGGCATGGCGATGCACAAGCAGTGGCGCAAGACGTACTTCAGCACGCCGAGCGCCACGAGCCATGCGGCGTACCCGACCTGGACCGGCGATCGCTACAACCGTCGGCGCAAGAAAGAGGATCGGGTCGAGATCATCACCGACCGGGTCGCGATAGCCGAAGGCCTTCGCTGCGCCGACAAGGTGTGGCGACACATGGTGACGATCGAGGACGCCGAGCGGGGCGGCTGCGATCTGTTCGATTTGGAGGAATTGCGCACCGAGTACCCGCCAGACGAGTTCGCCAACTTGCTGATGTGCCAGTTCATGGACGACGGCGACAGCCTGTTCACGCTGGCGATGATGCAGGGCTGCATGGTCGACAGCTGGGTCGACTGGACCGACCTCAAGCCGCTGTTGATGCGGCCGTTCGGCATGAAGCCGGTGTGGGTCGGTTACGACCCAGCCTTGGGCCAAGGTGGTGATGGTGCGGGGCTGGTGGTACTGGCGCCACCGGAGAAGCCGGGCGGCAAATTTCGCGCGCTCGAGCGGCACCGACTCAAGGGCATGGATTTTGAAGCGCAGGCCGCGTTCATCCGCACCATCACCCAGCGTTACAACGTGCAGCACATCGGCATCGACGTGAGTGGCCTTGGCCAGGCGGTGTACCAGTTGGTGATCCAGTTCTTTCCGCTGGTGCGCAAGATCACCTACTCGCCCGACGTGAAGTCGCTGATGGTGATGAAGGCGCAGAACGTGATTGACAAGGGCCGGTTGGAGTTCGACGCCGGTTGGGTGGATCTGGCGCAGTCGTTCATGGCGCTCAAGCGAACGATGACCGACTCCGGTCGGCACGTGAAGTACAGCGCGGGACGCTCCGCGGAAATCGGCCACGCGGATCTCGCGTGGGCCTGCATGCATGCACTGATCAACGAACCGCTGGAAGGGCGCACCGCGGCCAACACCAGCCAGATGGAGCTTTACTGATGCGCAACATGACCGTGGCAACCGGTACCGACAACACGCCTGCAAAACCCGCTGTGGCTTTTAGCTTCGGCGATCCGACGCCGGTGCTCGATGGGCGAGACATCCTCGACTACATCGAGGCGTGGCGTAACGGTAGATGGTACGAGCCACCGGTGTCGCGCGAAGGGCTGGCCAAGTCGTTTCGGTCGACGCCGCACCACAGCTCGGCGATCTACGTAAAGTGCAACATCCTCACGTCGATGTTCCGACCACACAAGCTGCTGAGTCGCGAGACGTTCGGCGCGTGGGTGCTGGATTTTTTGGTGTTCGGTGACGGCTACCTCGAGCAGGTGAAGAACCGGCTCGGCCAGCCAATGCCGTTGAAGCACGCGCTGGCGAAGTACATGCGCCGTGGCTGCGATGACCTGGACACGTACTTTTTCGTGCAGGGCTGGAAAACGGACCACGAATTCGCCAAGGGTTCGGTGTTCCAGTTGCGCCAGCCAGATGTGCACCAGGAGATCTACGGACTGCCGGAGTACCTATCGGCGCTGCAGAGCGCGTGGCTCAACGAGGCTGGCACACTATTTCGTCGCAAGTACTACCTCAACGGTTCGCACGCCGGTTATATCTTGCACCTGACCGATGCGTTGACCGACGAGACGCAGGTCGAGGATCTGAAGAAAGCGTTGAAGGAGAGCAAGGGGCCGGGCAATTTTCGCAACCTGTTTCTCTATGCACCGGGCGGCAAGAAAGACGGCATCCAGATGATCCCGATCAGCGAGGTCGCGGCCAAGGATGAGTTCTTCAACATCAAGAACGTCACGCGCGATGACGTGCTGGCCGCGCATCGCGTGCCGCCGCAGCTGCTCGGCCTGGTGCCGACCGGGACGACGGGATTCGGGTCGGTGATTCCGGCCGCTCAGGTGTTTGCGGTCAATGAACTGCAACCGCTACAGACGCGCTTCCAGCAGCTCAACGAGTGGATGGGGCAGGAGGTGATTACGTTCGACGACTACAAAGTTGCCGGCTTGATTGCCAGTGGAACGGATGCTGTTAGTTAGTGCGTAGGCCAATTATTTTTTTAAATTTCTATTCTTTCTCATTGGCTCAAATATTACCCAGAGGAGAGTGGCGAAAACTAAGGAGCCCAAGCAACTTATACACAGCGCTAAAAACGCTTCACTCCATACTAGTCGACCCCGCGAGCCTTCCCTTATTATAAAATAAATAAATTCTGGTGCGGCAAGTAACAGTAGGCTTAATAGAAAGATAAAGATAAAAAAGGCTTTTGGTGATTTATTAAAGTCGGATTTTTTAAAAGACACTTTATTTTCTCCATGTAAAAATATTTACGGACAATTCTTATCATACTTGCCCGTTAACCAATCAAACCCTTTACCTATTGCTCCACCCGAAAGAAAGCCAGGGCCAACACCCATAAGTCCACCAACGACATAAGAGGCGACAGGTTCACCAGCTATGGCGTCTAACCCCATTATAGTTTCAAAGCCTCCGGTTCCCATTATTGCGATAGAGCCCTCCACAATTTCAGCCTCGGGAAAGCCCACTACGTCCACTAAAATAATTCCCGCTGTGGCTCCTACAACTGCCCCTACTTTTGCACCATTCGACATATAACTTCCACTGCCATTCCCATAAGATAATCCGCCGCTTTCAAAAGCATTGTACTCATCTCGTTGAGCCCCGGGCGCAAAAGTCCATGAACCGATACCCTCCAATCCCTGTGGGTCGCCATAATTTAGAGGGTTATTTCCTACGTAGGTATAGGTATTGATCCCGCCGGCTAAGCCACTGGGATCACTCTCCAGATAGCGCCCCAGCCCCGAGTTGAAATCGCGGTAACCATTGTTCCAGGTCAGCCTCTCTGCGTCGTAGTATTGTCCTGGAAAACCCAAGTTCAACGTGATGTTCGCCGTGGTCACCTTTTGCGTAAAAGCGAAGTTCTGGGCCAGCCACGCCACGTTCTGCGACGCATCCGTCACCACTTCGGGTCGACCCATCTGATCGTCGTGGATGGCGCTGACCTGCCCGCCACTGATCCGGCCGATCAGCCGTCCGTTCAATCGTACGTAGTCGACCCACGTGCCACTGTCGTCCTCGGCCAATAGCGTGCCATCCGTGCTGGGAGCAAAGTAGGTGGTGCCGGTCGAGCCGCCCATCTTGCGCAGGCGTTGCCCTTCCGGACTCACATAGTCGGTGGCACCGCCGGATGCGTCGAGCCGGGTGTAAGGATCGTATTGATAGCTCGATGTCCCGTTGATCAGAGTGGTGTTGCCGTTTGCATCGTAGCCGTAGGTGACGTTATACGTTCCTGCGAGGGTCGCCAATTGATTGCTCGTACTGCTGGGGGTTTCGTTCAACGCTGTTCCGTTGACGTTCTGATAGGTGCGATTGCCGTTGGCGTCGTACTGGTAACTCTCGTTATCCGCGCCGGAATAGACCGACGCCAGCCGCGACATGTAGTCGTAACCAAAGTTCTGCGTCAGCGTGTTGTCGATGCCGTTGGTGATCTGCGTGAGGCGATTGGCGGTGTCGTAGCTGAATCCCAAGCTCTGCTTACTGGGCACGCTAATACCCGTCAGCCGTCCATCGGTGTCATAACTCAGGGTATTGGTCAGCCCGTTGCTGGAGGTCCAGGCGGACATCGCCATCTCCATGGGCCGATAGGTAATCGCCGTCGCGCCGTTGATCGGTGAGGCACTGCCGATCTTCAAGGCAACGCCGGAGACGACACCGTTGGTGTAGTAATAAATGGCCAGATTGCTATCCGGGTAATTCACCACAGTAAGGCGACCTACTTCATCGTAATTGAAACCCAGCGCATACGTCGTGCTACCTATAGTAAAGCCACGCCCGCCGATCCATCCTTCCGGCGTATAGCTGTAGGACGTCGCGCCGGTAGCATCGCTGTCTGAGCACAGACGACCCAGGCCGTTGGTGCAGTTGTCGTAGGCGAACGTCTGGGTCAGGCCACCGGCACTCACGCTCGTGCGGCGGTTGAGGCCATCGTAGCCATAGGTGGTCTGCACGCCATCGGCACGCGTCATGCTGGACTGACGGCCATAGCCATCGTAGGCGAAATTCGTGGTGCCCGTGTCCGGACTGGTCTGCCGCCACAGTTGGCCCAGGCCATCGTGCGCATAGGTCGTCACCAGGCCACGTGGATCCGTCACGCTCGCCACATGATCGCCGGCGTCGTAGGTCATCACCGTGGTGACGCTCTGCGCTAGCAGCGACCCCGGGAACAATGACAGCAGCAGCGGTAGAAGTCTGGGCCTTAGGTGCAGTTTCAGGTAGGCATCCATATCCATAGTCTCAGTTAATTGGGCCAGGTGGATCTGTTTCTGTGGTGTTTGGTGCGTTTGCATAGGCTGAGCAGCCCGACGCATTGCACGCCTGCACGGCATACTGGAGCGTTTGTGACGCACCCGGTGCGGCGATGGTTACGCTGGTGCCTGACGTGGTGTATGCGAGTGCCGTAGCGCCGGTAATAGCATTGGTTCTTTGCACGTTATAGGACGTCGCCGTGGCGGCAGCGGTCCATGTCACGTAGTACTGAACCCCATGGACATACGATGGAGCAGTGACGCCGCCTGGCGACGCTGGCGCCTGGGTGACGAGAACCGTACTAACGCCGCTCACGGGTCCGCATCCGCCCGCGTTGCACGCTTGAACCCTGTAACCGTAGCTGCCATTCGTTTCTCCGCTGGCGGCCCAACTCGTGGCCGCCGAATTTTGTACCGCCGTGAAGCTTCCACCATTGACCTGCTGCTGCAAAAGGTAAGTACTCGCACCGGCCACCCCCGACCAGCTCACGGTGTAGCTTCCCGTGGCACTGTTGCTTGGTGCGGTCAAGCTCGGTGAACCCGTAGGAGCGAAGGTCACCACGGTCGTACCCGTGGCGCTGTTCGGTCCACAGCCACTGATGTTGCAACCCTGCACGCGATAGCCGTAACTCCCGTTCGTTTCGCCACTGACCGCCACACTCGTTGACGCGGAGTTCTGCAGCGTCGTCCAGCCGCCACCATTGACCTGCTGCTGCACGATATAGGTGGCCGCACCACTCACCGTGCCCCAGCTCACCGAGTAACCGCCCGTGGCATTCGCCGCCGGTACCGTCAGTGCCGGCGCCGCACTTGGCACCGGTGGCAAGCTGACCGTGATTGTTCCCACCGCACTCCACGGACCACAGCCCACCGCATTACAGGCCTGCACCTGATACCCGTAGCTGCCATTGGCCCGCCCCACAGGATTCCAGCTCAGGACGGCTGCCGATTGCACCGTCGTCCAGCTACCGCCGTTCAACCGCTCCTGCAGGGTGTAGCTGCTTGTGTTCGCGATACTGGTCCAGGTCACCGAATAGCTGCCCGTGGCGCTGCTCGCCGGTACCGTGAGTGACGGGGCGGAGGTGGGTGGCGACGGTACATTGACCGTCACAGAACTAGCCGCACTCAACGGACCGCAACCCGTCGAGTTACAGGCCTTTACCTGATAAGCATAGGTGCCGTTGGCTCTACCGCTAGTGCTCCAGCTCGTCGCTGTGCTATTGGCCACAGTGATAGCACCGCCACCGCCACCGCTGGCCTGTTCCTGCAAGATGTAACGGGTCGCTCCACTCACCGTCGTCCAGGTCACGGTATAGGCGCCACTCGCATTGGTGGCCGGGACCGTCAGTGTCGGTGCCGCTGTAGGCATTGGCGGACTCGCGCCACCGGTCTCGGTCGTCTGGCTGACCCGGTCCAGATGATCGTACTGATTCGTGGTGACGTGACCGGCGGCATTGGTGGTGGAGACCACATTGCCGTTGCCGTCGTAACCGTAGGTCAGTGTCTGGCCATTATTGCCAATCTTCTGATAGAGCCGACCCAAAGCGTCGTACTGCGCTGTCTCAGACAAGCCAACATCGCTGCCGCGCGTCACGACGTGGCTCGTCACATCGCCGTTGGGGTCGTAGCCAAAGGTCTCTGTCGACGTGCCGTCCTTGTCGTTGTGGGTGATGGTCTGCACCATCATTTCCGCATTGCGGTTCCAGGTGGTCACCTCGTTATCCGGCGTTGTCAGCGTATAGAGCAACCCGAAGCCGTCGTAGGTATACGTCCACGTTCCAGCAATACCATAGGGATACGTCGTCTTGGTCGCGATCCGGCCGCGCGCATCGTAGGTATAATCGGTGGCATCGCCGTTGGGACCAACGACATGCTGGACTTCGTTGAGCCCGTTGTAGTTGCTGTAAGTCGTGGTGTGGCCCAGGCCATCGGCAAAGGTGCTCAGGTTGCCCAGCGCGTCGTAGGTCGATACGTCGGTATCGCTGTTGTTCGGCGACGGGTGCGTCACTGACAGCGTCTGCACCATGCCGTTACCGTACAGCGTGTAGTTGTAGGTCGTGGTCAGAGTCTGGTTGGCGGTGCCGTTGGCTGACAGGTTGGTGAGGGCCACGGAAGCCAGGCGATTCTGCGCGTTATAGGTGTAGGCGGTCTTGGACCAGCCTTCGACCGTCACGCTGGTCAGGCGATTGAGTTGCTGATTGGGATCCCATACGTAATCGGTGGTTCGTGCCTGCGTGGTGCCGGAAGCCTCGGTCTCTGTTTGCAGCTGGCCGTTCACGGCGTACGTGTAGGTGTGGACGTTGCCGTTGTTGTCGACCGTCTGCTGTAGGTTGCCGTTGCCGTCGTACTGACGCGAGTTCACCGTGGCGCCGCAATCGGATACCGCATTATCGCTGACGGAAACCAACTGATTCAGCGCGTTATATTGGTTGGACGTCGTATGGCCCAAGGGATTGGTGAGGGCCGCTACTAATCCCGTGCTATTCGTCGAATAAATAATCGAGCTGGTTTGCGAATTATCCGCCAGGTGAGTGCCATTAGCCCGTAAGCTGGCATCGTAAGTGGTATAGGCGTAGGGGACGGAATTTATATCCACCTCATTAAGACCGCCGTTCACATTCGCGCCGGGAGCATACTTGTAGGCAAAGACCGTCGATGGGCTTCCCGGTAAGCTTGCTGAAATCAGTCCGTTGGGTCCATAAACAAACACATACGCATTTTGTCCGGGATCAGTAAGGGTCTCTTGTGTCGTGTAAACACCATTACTGATATAGCTCTGGGAGGAAATGGTGAAAGACTGGCCATTCGTATGCGTAACTTGCGTCGTACTTGTTTGGGCAGCTGAATTGCTGGAATAGGTTAATGTCCAGCCGATACCCGAGGCGTCTTTAATCGAAATCAGCTGGCCCGATTGCGAATACACCTGTGTCGTGGAATCCTCATCTTGAAGTGTGTACGTATTGTCTGCGTTCTGGACTAAAGTGGCGAGATTACCACCACCACTCTCCGTATGAATTCGGTTGGTTCCATCGGCGCGACCTTTAAAAAGAATACTGGATCCATCGGGACGATTTAATGTTATGGAAGTACACGTCTCGGCTCCGTTGCAAATAGTGTCTAACTTATAGGAAAGATTATCTGCCCATGGCGCTACAGCACTCGTACTGTTTCTAGAGCTATTATAGTAGAGCGAATAACTTAACCCCATCTCACCGGGCAATTTGAAGTAGGTCGTCGAATCGACTTTTGCACCGAAACTGAGCTCAATGGGATCGAGTTTGAAATCCGGACATCCATTTTTGTCCATGGTAGGAATAGCGGCGGCTGTCGAGTTATTGGGCGAATATTTATTGCCACTGCCCGAGTGCGCGCTAACATTGACGCTGCTCAAATTGGTTATGGATGCGCCGTTAGTTTGGCTAGGGTCAACCATGGGAGTGGGTGGCGTATATTTAGCAGAAACATTGACGCCATTCAAATTAGTGGTTGTTAAAAGAGGAGTGTACTGACAATAGGCCGAAAGAGAAGTCAATGAAAGGAATAAAGTCGCTATTCGCACGGAAAAATGTGTCGACTTCTTATTAGAATGTTTTTTCATATAGTCCACCGACATTAAGTAGATATTTCAATAGATATTGCTGTGCAAAGACGATATCGCGCGTCGCGCGAACGATCGTGTATGGGACACAGAGTGATGAATGATGCAATGACTCGATCATCGCCACACCGCCGGAAGAGCCTGTTGTTGGAAAGGCATAAATCACCCTCTCAGCGGTAACTTTTTTATTGAGCGCCACTAATGAATGACCACTCCACTGGCGAGTGACTTTTGCTTTTGAGCGAATAGGGTGTTGCAAAGTTACGATCGGCGTAAGCCTCACGTACGAGGCGAAACGCGCGACTTCGTGCGCCTTTCGAATGGACGGATATCCGCCGGTCGCGGTTGTCGTATAAGTGTCGCGCGCAGCCGCACTCGACCGCTTGGCTACGTGCCTGAATGACAACGTCCCTATCATCGTAATCCCCTGTGGCTGACCGATTGCCGTTGCAGCGGTGAGTCAGTGCAGCATTCTGCGCCTGTCAGGCGCGCCGTTGTCAACATCTTTTATCCCAACGTCTAGCCGCCGCCCCATGAAGTTCAAGGAACACGCGTAGATGTTTGCGCGACCGACGAGTCATGGTCCCGGTTGCCGATTCGATCGGCGAGATGACCACGGCCCGGCTCCGATGGAAAAGGTTGCCCAGGTCATCGGCTGACGCTATCAAGGGGGACAAGAAGCCGCCTGACTCACTGAGCAGGCACAAGGTGCTCTGACAAACGCAACTCGTCTGTAGGGGTTTTCTGATATTCGCGTCGGCCTGCATCGCGCATGGATCTCGCATGCATCTGGGGCTTGAACATCCCCGAGCCGCGCGGTTTCCCCCGCCGCACCCGCGTAGCCTTTGGACATGGATTTCGACGCGTCTGTCCACAGGCTCGAAAGAACGGTGCCACGCGTCAATCGGCGGGTAAGGAGCGGCTCTCGGTTGACGCAGTTCGACGCATGCTAGGGCCGTTTTAGAGTGCTTTGGTAGCCGCTTTGGCAACGATAGCCGAGTGGGGTTCGGAAAAAGGTAATCACGGTGATAACGGGCTAAAACTAGTCTAACTAACTGATTGCGAAGAATAAATTAATTACCTTTCTAAGGTAATTTTGGGTAATCATCAGGGTAATTTTTTCTTAAGTACATGATCTATATGAATTTTTATTGTTGATATTGTTACTTTTTCTTAGGGTAATCCATTACTCTTACATTACCCTTAAATTACCTTTACTGTCTATTTCTATCTCATTGTTTCTTCGATGAAATATCTTCTATTGGACAGAAGATTACCTTGATTACCTTTTTGCGAATGACCCGGACATTTTCACAGCTATATCTAAATTAAGGCGGCCATGGCTAAACGCGATCAGTCTCCAGATATTTGTCTCTATTGCTAATCGGCCTCTTTCGGCAGCCATTCAAGAGCCGAAGTCTGACAACCCGTGTGCCGGCTGGCTGGGCATATGCAATCGACACGCGTCAGCCTAGAGCGTGAGAGCATAGCCGTCGTTTTTTTGGATGTGCCAGACCGTTGGTACATCGATGTCTTCTTGCTCAGATAGCGAGCGGTACCGACGATGGCTTGCTTATTAGCACTGCGCAACGCTTTAAGGTTTTTCACATGGAACAAGCAACAGTTATTTCACGCGCTGCACCGCGGATAAAGCCAACAGGGGAGAAAATATGATCGGAATCCCTAAGACAGGCGATCTGTCGAATGCGGCAATCAGTGCCGTCTGCTTCGAAGGTCTGACTGTGACCACTACTGATGGCAAGCAGGCTAAGCTCGCAATCATCGACGAAAACGGAAAAATTATTGAATCAGGGTCGACGGTTGCGCGGGAGGTTTGGAACGTCACACTTGCCTGCTATAAAAACTTTCTACAGGGTATGGGGCACCTACGCGTACAAACGTCGCCGCCAGGGCAAACTCTATTGAGCAGACACGCCATAGATTGAACTTTCCGCAATGAGGACATCATCGCCTGCGATCCAATCACCCGTCTTACGGTGAATTCGAAGCACTCTGGCTTGCCCGCCATGTGGGATCAGGACCATGTCCAGGATTGTCCCGTCGCTCTCTGATGGCTGCACGCCGTATCTATAGATGACGATGCGCGAGAAAGTATCCATCACGAGCTGCCTGGCCTTGAGGCGGTCATCGTAGTTCTGTTTTTTTACACCAGTGACAAGCTCTTTCCAGGCATCAGCTTTGGCTGGGGTCTTTCGGCTGAGGCTGGATAGTTCAGCCTCAGCATCACCAGCGTCGCGCTTAGCGCGCTCAAGGCTCGCTTCCAGCTCGCGCATCTTGCGCATGATGACCAACGGTAAAGCGTCGCCGCTGTCCTGAAGGATAGCGTTAGTCAGTCTTTCAGTTTGCGTCTCCAGTTCGGCGCACCGGCTGCGCGCATCGGCGAGCCTTTGCTTGACAGGGAGATCCGCTACGGTGCTATCGAGCAGATTATTGAGCTTGATCTGATCCGAGCAGTAATTAAGTATGGCTCGCTCGATAGGCGCGATGCTGGTGCTGCCAGACACGGGGCACTTGCGATTAGTCTGGTCGGAGCTACAGGCAAGACGCCTGTAACCATCATGAACACGGCCGTCACCATCGCGGCCTCGACTCATTAAATTTTGTCCAATCATGGCTGACGCACAGTAGCCACAGTAGGTCGTTTTTATGCCCGTGATGATGCCGGGAATTTCTCCTTTTCCCTTGCGGCGGCCTCGCTGCTTGACGAGAGCCTGCAGCTCATCGTATTCACCTTGATCAAGGATGGCGGGGTAATACCTCTGCAGTCGGTACTCAACGCCATCAACGTTAAGCGTCTTCGTTCCGATCAAGGCCCCCAGCCGCAGCATTTTGTAAAAGTACGAGGCGGTATTTGCAAAGCCGGTGACAGATAGGCCGGCGGCTTTCAAGCGGTCGACGATAGCGAGCGATCCATGCCCGTCACGAAATAGGGTCACCACCGTGCGAACGGCTTCCACGCGCTCAGGGATTAGGTGCCATTGACCCTCGCGCCATTCAAGCCACTTGGGGTCTTTTCCATTCCTGATGATTCCACGATAAGTGCCGGCGAGCCATTGTTCACATAGACGCCTGATGGCGGCTTTGACTCGCTTGCTTTTCGTGTCGCTTTCTTCATGCGCTCGAATCATCACCAACAGGCTGTAGACCAAGTCCATTGGATTGGCTTTGAGTCCCTCCCGGTTGTACTCGCGCCCATCGCTGGCCGTCACAACGGTGATGCCCGCATTAACGATTTGGGCAAGCTGGGCCTGCGCCTGAATGGGTTCGGCTCGGCTCAGTCGGTCCAGGCCTTCGACGACAAGAACGGACCCCGAGGCGATTCGGTCCTCATCAATGGCGCGCAGGAATGTGCCAAGAGCCCCTTGCTTGACGTGTCGCTGGTGGTAAGCGCTCAGCCCCTCATCGCGTAGCGACAGCGACTCGTCCAACTGCAAGTTTCGTTCTTTTGCCCAACGCTCCGCGTACTGAAGCTGACGATCCGCGCTGCTGCCGGCAGATTGTCGAACATCGCTGAATCGTAAATAGCTGTATACTTTAGCGTTTTTAGACATGGCATCGCCCAATCATGATCAATTCCTATCGTATAGGTATGATATCCCTTGGCTGCCCCAAGGCATTGGTCGATTCCGAGCGTATCCTCACCCAGCTGAAGGTCGAGGGCTACGAGATCGTACCCAGTTACAACGCGGCCGATGCGGTGGTGGTGAACACCTGCGGCTTTATCGATTCGG